TTGATCTGGACTGATAAAGGGTGAGTCTGGATCAATTCGGACTGTAGTATGTCCGTTTTGCACCGATTTGGACTGATTTCCCCCGATCGGAGAGTTTTTGAAGCGAAAGGCAGGGGGGGTAGCCGCTCCCACAGAAAAAACGCCCATTGTGTCCCTTTTGAGCGCATTGCACCGAGCACACGCGGCAACAACGTTCTCTAGCGTGTCCTCACCACCACGGCTCCTAGGCCACACGTGATCAGCCTGATCTGCAACGTCACCGCAATAGGTGCACGTGTAGCCGTCTCTTCGCAGCACTTGTAGGCGTAGCTTCTTCCAATGACGTGTGCCTCTATAAGGCTTCAGTGCCAACCCTCACGCTCCAGTTTAGATAGTGCCTTGCACCAACTGCCATTATAACGTTTGTTTATGTATTCAACGTGCTTGTTTATCTGTTGATAAGCGTCCCAGTTCTTTGCGTGATTACTCATGTGTTGGAACAGTCCATAAGCACCACTGCGTATGTTGACTGCATCGTAACGCCACGTGCTTTCTCTATGTGCCAGCTCATTAGCACACACAAACTGATCCCAATCATTGATTGTGTTATGTAGGTATAGCTTCAGATTCATAATATCTAATGGATTGAATGAACCGGCTTCAGCCGCGTAGTACTCGACCTGCGTGGTTTGCGTTGCACTGCCTAGGCTCCAGCCTAGAGCTAGTGCTATCACAAACAGAGCTCTGGCCAATGCTGCGCGTCGGTGCGAGCTGCCGTTCAGGCTCGCCCGGCGTGACAGCATAGTGGGCATGTCAACTCGACCGCCATAAGTGCAGGTCAGCTCGGCGATCCGTTTTCTGCGTTTCCTCATCTAACCGATCCGTGGTCTAGTTTGAGGAATAGTTCTCTAGCTCTATCACCGATCCCCCAGAGGGCTGTTGGCATGAAGATGCCGTACCGATCACCGTCTGGTGTCACGAACGTTTCCCGGTTGCTGATGATAGTTACCAGCGCTGACGAATCCCACAGCTCGTAGAACCACAGGCTCCTAGCGAAGGGCACTAGACAGATCCCGTTGCCGTGTGCAATCCACTTCTTGATCCATGGCTTAGGCGCTGAATACGGTGGATTCATCCACACAAAGCCCTCCCACGGCGTTTCTAGGCCGTCTTCAGCCTCCGTGAGGTATCTAGTGGCTGGCACCCACGGTACGCCGCCCGGTGGGGCACACACGTCTAAATCGAACTCTACGCCCAGCAGCTCAAATATCTCTGGGGGCGTGTATAGGGAATCGTTCTTGCTGTAACCTTTGCTGTTCCTCCCGTGTTGCACGTTGCCCTTCTCCCATCACTATTTCACATGCGTCGCAGTATTTGCGACCGTCCAATAGGCGCCACTTTCCGCAGCCTTGGCAGCGCCCGATCTTGTCTTCAGTATCCACTGGCTTTTAGCAAGTAGACGAGGTCGGACAAGGTGAGAACAGCAACGAAGTGCTCCACGGTTTTCTCACCCTGCCCGTTCAATCGCAAAACACCGACCCCGAGGCCTGTTTCCTTCCTCCGATCAGCTAGTTGTCGCATCAGCGCTGGCAGATCTAGGTTAGTTCTGGCTTTGATCTCAACGTCGACACCCTCGATGCCAGTGACGTCAGATCCGTCGCGACCAGCTCCAACCGGCAGGGCGTGTTGCCACCCCTGACTCCGGAAATAGTCTGCTACTATGCGCTGCGTTGCGTAGCCTCGATGCTTTCGGCTTTGCGACATTCAGTTACTCCTTATGTGACATGTGCGGCATTCTGTCGGCTTGGCTGCTCCAGCAGCTATTGGCTCGTTACAGTTGTCGCACACGTCCATTGTAGTGTTCAGGATTTGCATTGTCACCCCACTAACAGTTCCTCGTCCTCAGGCCTGAATATCCATTTGCCTGCAGGATCGAGAACCATCCAGATTCCTTTGCATTGTTCTGCCTTGCGTTTCATAGGTATAGGACAAGTCCAGCCACGATAAGCACCCTTAGTGCCAGTACCCTCGCGAAGCGTACGATCGCCGTGCTTACACCTAGGAACAGGATGGGCGCCCAAACTCTGCTGAATAAGATCAGCTGCGTCCTTGAATGTGGGTTCAATGTCAGCCGGTGGCTCAATCGTCGTATCCCAGATGATTTCAGTTTCCGGATTGTTTGCACTTAGAAACTCCTTCTGTTCCTTGGTGCGTACGCGAATCGGTTGCGTAGGACGACTGCTTTCAGCGTCCGCAACCTTAGCCATCTCCAGACTAGAAGCTCGCTTTCCCTTAGCTGACAAGCCGAGATTCGCCATGCATCGTCCGATGCTAGAAGTCTCACAGTTTTCAAACCAGAAATCACGATCAACGCCACGATCCTTGCGAGCACCTCGCGCGTAACCGATAGCGGCAGCCATAGTATCTGCATAGGTACGGAACGCCGTCGCTTTGAAAACGACAGTGCCGGACTCTTCGTCGCAGCTAATAAGCTCAGTATGTATCGAACCGTCGGGATATTTTTCGTAGAACTTGTGTATTCGGGTGTCGACATCTTCGTAATCACTCAAATTGAACATCGAGTTGATTCATTCCTTTCGCATAGTCGATTTGGTCTTTTAGCGTCCAGATCGTGCCGTCGTGCCACGTTTGGACTTCCATTGCACAGCTGTGGCAGTAGTGCCTGAGCACTAGCTTTCCACCTGCGCGTTTAGAAGTGACTGTCCAGACGGCCTGTGTCCTGCCCTTTGGACTATCAGTTCCCCAGCGTAGTTTGCAGTAATCGCACCAAGTACCTTTCGGAGATCTACTTAGCATCCAGACTGTTCCAAGTTCGGAACTTCTCCCAGTCTTTGACTGCAAGTTCTCCTGCGATTGCGGCGTAGGCGCAGAGATCCACCCAAGAATCGTAAACTGCGTCAACTCCCATAATCCTTGAGATTTTGAGTAGTGCCATACAGATTGCCACGTCTGTCGGTTCAACTTTGGTTCCCAAATATGCCTGCCAGAGTTCTGCTGCACGGAGCATCGCGACGTCGTAATCACCATGCGTCCGTTGGCGCTCTGTGATCGTGTTAGAAGACTCATTGAGAATCTCCTTGGCGCTCCATTGACCTTGCCCTGTGGAAACCATCTCTAAAACCTCTCTCGTAGTGATTGTTCGTTAATCGGTAAAACCAGCTTAGAAAAGCCAGTGCAAATATGAACGACCAAGCGATCCAAACCAGAACATCGTTCTGCATTAGGCCACCTCCTCGTTCACGTTGAATATATCGAGGAAGAAGGTGGCTATAACTTCTCGTGATAAACGCCCCGAACTGGGCTTCTTGCCTAGTCTTTGGATTGCGTAATCACGGATGGTAGAACTGTGAGCGTAGTTCTTTCCGTCGGTATAGCACCGTGTTTTGCGATCGTAATAAATCATTTACGAACGCGCTCTCTATTGTTGAGCATTGCGTCTTTGTAGGACGGCAAGTGCTCGCAGGTATTAATCAGAACCGCCAGCATTAGCTGCGGATCTCCCGAATCGGCGGCTTTCGCCAGATTTGTTGCGGCAACGCGCATGGCGTCGGCTACAACCTCGGTTTGCCCCATTGAATGCCCCTTTCTATTAGGCGTTCAATAGCCTATTAGACCAGAGGAATGGGGGATTAGGCAACGGCGCGCCGTTAGCCGTAGCGTTTTCCTTCGACAACGAAGCTGCCGTTCCGATCCACAGGGATGGGCACTACCGTCGTGCCCTCGCGATCCGTGTAGATCAAGCCGAAGCCCTTCTGCCAGTTGAATGTGCCCTTGGTATAGAAAGCCTGCCGCTCATCCATCAGGTGGCCGACCTCGAAGCCCGTCAGGATACGCCCTAAAACGCCCCCTGAAGCCTCACTGAAGGCCGAAACCCCCAGTCTATGGGTATGTCCGCACACCACCGACTTTCCGTGCCTCCTAGCGGCCGTCAAGGCCGTTAAACCGGCATTATGGTTGATGGCTTGCTCGTCACCGTGAACCATGATCCAGCCCTTGGCAAATTCATATGGCTTGTGATGGTAGGTGATGCCTAGCTGCTTGAGCCTAAGGAAACCTTCGATTGTTAGCTCTGGAAGGCCTAGGAGGCCGGGTAGGCGCTTAGAAATGGAGCTGTAAAGCCGGGCGCTGTGGTTTGATCTAGAAAGATGGGTTACTTGAAGCTCGCCAAGAATCTCAACAGTGGTGTCGCGGTCGCGTCCGATCGTTCCTGACCATTCGTCCCGTCCGGTAGACCATCTGCTGATTGTCTGGAAGTCGATCTCGTCGCCCACACATAGAACGT